AAATCCATCATCTGAAGATAACGGTTTACTTGCTGATTTATCAGCGGTAGGTACTTCTTGATGATTTTAGTTTTTACTCCCCCGTCCTTAAGCAAACTATAAGTGAAATCGTAGTAGTTAACTGAATCCTTTTTAGAGGCTAGTTCTTCGTATGTAGTTTGGAGATTGTTTCTGAAATTTTCTAACTTCTCATGTTCAGAATTTCTGTTTTCAAGTTGAGTGGTAATAGTTTGAACTTCCGATTCAAGATCTCGGATTTGTCGTTGACATCCATTGATCTTAATATTATTTTGAGAAATTTCATTTGTGAGTTTTGTAATCTCCTTAGAGAGAGCAAGGAATTGACGCTCTCGCTCTTCTTCTTCTTTAATTGCCTCCTCCAGTTCTTTATAACCAGATTGCAACTCTTTTGCTTTATTTTGAGCGTCTGTAATTCTATTTATTCTAAAGGTCTCATCAATCTCTTGAGTGCAAGTAGGACAAACCGTATTCTCAGTAAAAAATTTATGCTCTTTTGTAATCGTAGATACTTTCTGAGAGATTTTACCTTTTAGGTTTCCAAGTTTACGAAGTTTATCGGAAGCACCAGTCACATATTCCTGTTCCTTAGTGTACTTAAATACTTTCTCTTCAGTCAGAGAGTTTTCTTTCATATAAAGTTCAACTTCAGACATTAAATCGGAAATTTTCCGATTATTATTATTAATATTATCCTTTCCGCGATTCTCAAGTTCTTCAATAAACTCTTTCTGCATCTTAACTTTATCGTTAAGAGATTCTTTCTTCAGTTCAAGAGTTTTGATTTCTTCTTTAACTGCACGAATCTTTTCTTTAATTACAGTATTCATGGAAGAGAAGATTTTAATGTCAAGCAAGTCCTCAATCACTTCTCGACGATGTGCAGCAGAAAGTTGCATAAAAGGAACAAAAGTACTTGAACCCAGAATCACAATCTGAGTGAATGACTTATAGTTCATTTTAAGAACATTTTGTTCCATCCACTTTTGTTGATCCAAAGCAGCAGAAGATTGGTCTAAGAGTGAACCATCACGATAGATCTCAAAGATATTGGGTTTGATACCTCTAACAACTTTCCAAGAAGCACTTCCAATATCAAACTCAACCTCAACTCTACAGTCTCTATCGTTTACTGAATTGATTAGTTGAGGTTTATTAATTTTACGAAATGGTTTTCCGAACAAAGAAAAAGTTAGTGCATCGAGAACTGTACTTTTTCCTGCACCATTAGACCCAATAATAAGATTCGTTGAGTTTTTTGTAAAATCTACTTCAGTAAATTGGTTTCCCGTAGAAAGAAAATTTTTCCAACGAATAGTTTTAAATAAAATCATGAGTCACATTACTTGGAGGAATAACAATGTCATCGGGAGTAATTAATGTATATTGATAATCGTGAAGTTCACAAGTCTTTATCATTACTTCATCTTCAATCTCAATTACGTGCATTTCTGGATATCCATCATCTTCTAACATCATAGCATATCTTGTTGCATCATCCTCCTCTTGGAACAAATAAAGGATATGTTCTCCTTCATCATTCATAACGGAGTATGCACCTTCTTTTTCTCTGCCGTTAATTGTTAGAATAAACATCAAACTAATTCACATGCTTCTTGATAAACTTCCTGAAGTATTCTTTGAACTACGAATTTGTCAAGATTTACTTCTGCCTCCTCAATATATCTATTCAAGATCGAAAGTGTATCTTCTGATTCAAAATCTTCAAATTCAGTTGCTTCTTGAATTTGAAAGTTTTCAACGATACTAAGTTCTGCAATACCAGAAGAGTATAATTTATCAATAAATTTTTCAAACTGTTTAGTGTCCGTTTTTTTACGTACAATTACTTTTACAATTTTATTCTCATATTCTTTAGTATTAAAAGTTTTATAATCAATATCTTCATAATAAATGTTATAAAACATTCTATAAGGATTATCAATAAATTGATGTTCTAAAGTTTGAGTATCAAATATAGTAAATCCACGAGTATCTTCTACATCAGTCCAATAAATTTCATAAGGATTTCCGGGATAAAATACATTTCCCCTATTAGAACGAGTATGATAATGTCCAGAAAATACTTTATCAAATTTATTAAAAATTTTCGAATCTAATCCGTGCTCCATAATTATATTTCGATTTACTCTAAATCCATGAAGTTCCAAATGACCCATAGCAACTTTTGTTTTAGTCTTTTGAATTATCTTCAAAGATTGATCTTGATTGTCCGCACAAATCCAAGGAAGAAGTAATATATCAAGATTTTCTATATTAATTTCTGTTGGAATGGAGTATGTTTTTACGTTTGGATAATCTTTAAGAAGAAGTTGAGGTGAATTGGTATTATTGGTATTTTTATAATAAGAATCATGATTACCAATAATCATATGAACTTCATACTTAGAAAGAGGATCAAATACAACTCTCTTTGCCCACTCTAAGCTTTGATAATCGATTGATTTACGACTATCAAAAGCATCTCCCATATGAATGACTGTTGTAATCCCGTACTGTTCCAGCGTCGGGAAGAATACATTCTTATAAAAGAGTTCAAAGTAATCATGAAATAATTTAGAACCTTTACGAGCACCATAGTGTGTGTCGTTAATCAAAGCAATACGCATCAGTATCTAAGTTTAGAGTGAATATTATCTTTGATAGAATTGTAGTCACTATAGTTACTTCCGTCAATAGAGTTGTCCTCAAATACTTCTGAATAACCAGAACGTTCAAGAATTTTATTTTTAATTTCTAATTGACGTTTTTCTCTTTGAATACGACGAAGAAAGGCATAATGAATGATTTGAGTAAAGTATGCAAATGGGTTTTGTGACTTTTCGGGATTGAAATTATGAATGTACTGAACGCAGTTTTCAATTCCATCAGAAATCATATCTTCCTTAAACATATAGTTTACGAAGTTTGGTTTAAAGGAGAGATGATTTGCGATCTTCAAAAAACACTCACCAATGTATCTAGGAATGGGTGGTTTTGGTTTATCTTGAAGTTGTGCAATTTCAATGTCCTCACGATACTTAATGAGAGCAGCGAGAAACTCTTTGTTATTGACGTAATGCTCTGACCTCTTTCTTTTGGTCATGACTGCGGTGCTTATCATTAGTTTTTATCATTAATATGTAGGTATTATAACACTACGATAAATACTTGACAACCTACCTCAAAGTCTGTACAATAACCTTTGTCGAGGTTGAAAAGATTAGTACTAACTATTCTTATAAAGTTTCTCTAGTATTTCTTTAGCATCATTAACATTTGCAATATATCCCATTCTACGATTAATCTGGGAATGATTGTTTCTATCTTTGGATGATTGTCTAATATAATTTTGATACATCATTATCATTTCTATATCCGAAGATTCTGACATAGTTAAAACATCATCTAAGTTAAGGATAAACATGTCTTCTGTGGTTGTTTTTAACCAAGGTTCTATTTTATATCCTACTATTCCATTTCTTCCCTTAAGTTCCCCTATAGTGATTGGATTTGAAATAATTAATATTGTCCTATCTTCCTCCTCAGAAGCTGCAACTTTAGCAAAGATTTCTTCACCAGTTTTTAATTTTACTGTTGCATAAAAGTCTTCTTCAATTCCCATTTTTCTTAAGTTGTATAGTGATTATTTCATAGTTAAAGTTTTCTTCATTATAGATTTTGATTCTTTCTATGAGGTGATTGAGTGTATAATTTTTTCTTGAATTGTATGTGCAATCATCAGCAATATCATAAAGGACTGCTTTTGTTTTATTTTTTCCCTTTCTCAGTACTCGTCCGATTGATTGGAGGTTTCGGATTCTTGATTTACTAGGGGAAGCAAAGATGACATTATGTAGATTTCTAATGTTAATACCAGTAGAAAAAGTGCCGTAAGAAGCAACGATGATTGCATTAGTTTCCCTTTCTGTTATTTCTCTAACTAATTCTCTCTCTTCAGTATCCACACCACCATGAATGAAAAATACTTTACGGTCATTTCGCTTAATATTATTTATCTTTTCGTAGAGTATTGCTCCGTGTGCTTCTACTCTGGAAAACAGTACAAGAGTATTTCCCTTTAAATCTAAGGAAAGATTTGTAATGAACTTATTTCTTTGTTCATGTGAAATTAGATATTGAATCTCATCTTCATACTTCTCAAATTTCTGAGGAGGATGTTTCAGAACAATACACTGAATATCCAACTGAGAAAGATGTCCTTGACGCATCAGTTCATCAGTCTTTGTAACTTTATAAGATGGGCCAAACAATCCTTCCAAAACCCACTTATGTGTCTGAGTTCCATCCAGAGTTCCAGTAAATCCAAAACGATACTTTGCATGGTGAAGTTTTGTCATGATTTCTACAAGTGACTTACTCTTGAATAAATGAGCTTCATCACCTATAATCACACCATAATCTTCAAAGAATGAACGTTCTAATTTATAGACAGATTGCCAAGTTGTAATTGTGACGGGATGTTCGTTTGTTTTTTCTCTACCAGAATAGATTCGGTGGCAGTATGAGTCAGCATCCCAACCATAATCCTGAAAATCCTTATACATCTGCTCTACTAGCGATGTCGTCGGAACAACTAAAAGAATTTTTTGCCCTTTATCTACATAATATCTCACTATTGAATAAATCATCAGAGATTTGCCTGAGGCAGTTGGTGATATCAGCAGTTTTCGGTTGTGTCTTAGAGCATCATATACTCCCTCAATTTGGTATTGTCTGGGAGAGTGAGAACATATGGAGCTCATATAATCCTTGACCCCTTCATATGAGATGGTTTCATTGATCTCATATGGTTGCCCGTAGAATTTATTTTCTCTAAATTCGTAAGTATAATTATGCAGAGAAAGTTTGTCGATTACTTTATCAAGTAGTCCGACGTAAATCTCTCCAGTATGAGTGCTTAAGAGTCTGATCTTTCCATCCCAGTGTCTGCTTCTATACTGGGACATGAATTTCGCAGA